TATATTTTTTAGGATTCCATTGACCTGTTATTACGTCTGTTTCGCCAAAATCGCTAGGTGTTAATTGTTGTCCATCTATAACATTAATTTCAGCTAAATAACCATCCCAATAAAAACCTGATCCAACTGATCTACCACCAATATATTGGGGAGTTCCATTGGCGTTAAAATCGAGTGTCACATCTTGAGTAGGGTATCGACTTGCACCACTACCCACACTCCAGGAACTTATCGGTTTAAGTTCGCCATTTATATAAACTTTTGCCCTATTACTATCAGTTGCCTGTGTAGTGTCAATCGCTACAACCAAATGATACCAAGCACTAACATCACGGAGCAAAAAGTCACTTTCAATTTGCCAGCCACCACTAGCAGCACCTAAGTCATATATATATATGTTGTGAATACTTTGAATTTGAATAATCAAGCCATTACCATCGCCAGCATTTCCATCAAAAAATGTCTGCGTAATACCAATAGTAGAAATTTTAAACCATATAGAGAATGTAACTTTCTGACCGCTAGTAGGTGCAGATGATGGTGTTCTGTTTAAATATGGACTATCACTATCATTAAATCTTAAACTACGTTCTACTTCGTATGCTTTCTTCCCTGCTATGAAGAAAGGATTAGGACTTCCTAAACTGCTCATTAGCTAAAGTTTCCAATAAACTGTGCAGCTATATTTGTATTGGTTCGTGCTATCCATGCAATAACATCTACCTGATTAGCTCCAGTAGATAATGTGGGTGCTGTACCGTCTGAGAAATCCCAATACGATCCAAATGCTGCCGTGCGTGAGCCTGAGCCGTCTTGCGAAATAAACAAAACACCGCTTTGACCAGCAGAGATATTAGAAGGGTTGGCAATAGTTACATTACCAGTAAGTGTTGTAGAAAAATTATTACCAGTTCTAAAATCTAAAGTAATTGTAGATGCGTAAGAGACAGCAGTTATCTCTCCAATAGTTCCTTTTGTGGTTACTCTTCCGTTACCAGAACCACCACCATTATCAAATACAAGCGTATTTAAAGTGCTTGTTTCGTGTGCGACATTAGTGACTTTTAGTGTACTCATGGCTTTGGATATTTGTCCTTAATAGCTTTGATTGTAGCTTTCCAAACATCTATTCCTTCATTATATATCTGATCGAATTGATCTTCAAATTTTGGATATTCTGCTCTTCTCTTGGATTTATAAGAATCATTTTCTAAATCCCATGCAGCTTGTAGTGCAGCAAGTCCATCTGTACATTGTTTTTCTGTAGGTTTAGAGCCACCATCATGCACTATTAAATTTGCATAAACTTTGTTTTTAGAGTCAGACCACCCAAACCATTGTCCTGTACGAACAGTAACAAGATAATCTTCTATGTGATCTGATCTTCCGTCTAATCTCATTATGTATCTCCTAATCTTATTGAAGTAAAACCATTTTGATTCCTAGTACTACTTCCATCAAGTCTCCACGTTACTGAACCTGTAGTGTAAGCTGCAAGGTAAAAATATGTACTGGTATTTGTTACATCAAGGATTTTTTGTGTTGAGCCAGCAGCATAAGTTGAACCGCTATCAATACCTTTAACTGAATCCAAACTTTGGGCAATTTCATTATAAGTGCCACTTATACCATCAGTTGCAAGATAAACTCTTATCCCTCCATATCGGGTATCATTACCACTTAAAATTGCACCAGTGTAGAAAAATGTTAATAAATATTTGCCAGTTACTTGAAAGCCAAACTTACCACTTCCGTCATGGCTTAAACCAGTTCCTATTTTTTCAAAATTTGTATCATCTCTTTCCCAATTAGCAGTAATAGTATTAGTTCCAGTACCAAAAGATGTATCGGTATTGAGTCTCCACGAATCGGCTTCTGTTATACCCCCTGCTGCTGCAAAAGCTAAATTTCCTGACCCATCAGTTTTCATAAACTGACCAGCCGACCCATCAGCATTTGGTAGTTTAAATGCTACGTCTGCCGATGTTGGTGCGGATGATGGAGAGTTGAGTGAAACAACATTACCGCCTGAGTGTTTGAGTGATATTTTGCTCATAATTAACTAGGTTTTGGGTTAGCGTCTTTAACCGCTTTGATGTGGGTAGCCCACGTTCCAGTTGTATCTAGTTTACCAGCGAGCATATCGGCATACAACATATCAAGTTGATCTCCAAAAGAACTGTAAACAGTAGAACCATTTGTAGTTCTATCGGTTTTATATTTAACTTTAGCTGCCTCTGTGTTTAATTCAGTTCTTGCTGTATCAATCTTTGACTGAACAAGAGTTACAGACTTACCATCTTTATCAAAAGCTCCTGTACCATCATCAATAGTTACAGCGTCAGGATAGGCTTTATAAATAGCTTCGTGATCTAAACTCATGCTGCTACCTCCATAACTGTTATTGATGACGCTGCCCTAGCTCTATCATTATTATCGGTATCTTGATCTGATCTATTAATATAACGTGCATCTGTATGATAAGTATTTGTCCATTGAAGTTTGTAGGTAGTAGCTGATGTTGTAGATGGGGAATCTAAAAATACTGAAGATTCTGTGTGCATTTCTCCTCTTGCATCATCTGTTATACGAATTGCACCAGTAGCTTGTAATCTACTTCCAGCAGAGTCTCCAATATGGATTGCAGTTGAACCTCTCATCAATCTGTAAGCAATATTATCATTAGTGCCTGTACTTAATCGCATTGCGAAAAACACTAATATTTTTGAGCTTGTTGCTGAAGGTGTTATGGTTACACTCATTCCAGCAATATCTTCAAAACTATCATTACTTGTTGCACTTGCTGTGTCTGTTTTTTCTGTAGAAACAACTTGAAGAATACTACCCTTTGCTTGTGCTGCTAAAGTATCACGATCTACTATTCCGTCAGGCAAACCTCCTACCGAGATTCCTGTTATTGTTCCTGATCCGTTAACTGCTATTGGCATAACTATAAGATAACAAGGATTGCACCAGAAGGCACAGTTATTGTGACTCCTGAGTTAATTGTAGGACTAACAGTATGTGCGTTTTTATTGGCCGTAATACTGTAAGAAGTTGTTGCAGTTTGATCCGATTCAAAGAATACTTCATCTGTACCTCCTCCCGTGGCTCCAGCACCTCCTCCAATAGCACCCCAAGCACCATTGTTATAGCCTTCAAACTGATTTAATGTCGTGTTATGTCTAAACATACCAACAGCAGGACTGCCATCTCTCTGAGCCGTTGTACCAGATGGTATGTTCAAACTAGATGTATAGTTATGAGTTACCTTCCCTGTAAAAGTTCCTCCAGTTAAAGGTGCTAATCCAAAGTTTGTAGTAGCAACTGGTCCTATAGTTACATATCCATTATTTGCTGCATTTCTTATCTTTAAATTTCCGTCAGAAGTATCAACGTGCCATTGGTACGCATAGTTTGTTGTTAACGCACCAGAATTACTATTATTAGATGCTATCGCTTGCAGAACATTATTAATGTCAGTACGAACTGCACTACCTGTTCCATTATCAATAACAAAATCGTGTTGAGCCATCTAAATAATCAACATTAAGTTTATTCTACCCTCCTTTACCAAATCCGACAGCTTGATAGGTAAAATTTCTATCAATCGAAGCATTTGATGAGTTTTTAAAGTGAACAGTGAAACCCGTTCCAGATACACTGGACACTTCAAA